TCCGGAAGTTTTCCATTATGTGCGTCAAGAACTCGCCACAGCATATAGGCACTTGTGCGCCCACCGCTAAAGCTAATGCAAGTTTGGTCAATGATTTTAAAAGGGTTCATATTTCCATCACCATAATATCTATCCCCTCTGTTGTGGAATAAACCTTTGTTAAATTTAAATCCACCACTTGTTTGTCATCAAGATACACGATGCCATTCATGCCATCCAATAACGCTTTGACGATGTTGTCAATGTCGGGCTTTTTGGTTGGGCGTTCGGTTCCTTCAATACAAGCCTTTTGACGCGTTTTTGAGTACGATGGCGGTATGGGTATTCGGATGTGCAAATAAACCGCCACAGCACCGTTTAAAGGGCTTGTAGACCCCATCGCTTGCTTGGCATAGGTTTGGATGGACTTCTCGTAGCCCAAAGTCTTGGAATCGGTGTAAGTTTTGACGAAGGTTCCTTGTCGGGCGAAGCGGGGTCTGCCCTTTCCGGCGACTTGTGGGACAGTGAAATGGATTTGAATCATTTTAATTGTGTCGCGTTGCTCATGTCGATATATGCGTTTGATCGAGTTATTCGACCGCCATTAATTGTTTTTTGTGTTTCGGTCTGCATAAGCGTTATCTCCGGCACATAGCTATATTCGTTTGATATTTGTTGAACGAGAAGTAAATCGGATGGCATCAAATACAAAAATCCGATAAATGGAACTTGAAGTGCGTGAGATATTCTGCGCCCCTTTTCCAATTTATCGAATGTCACCAACCATTGATAGTTAAATCGTCCGATAAATTCTTCAATGGTCATGTCTCTGCATTTGGTTTCGACCACCCGCATGATCTGATTTTGTTTAATCAAGATCGCGTCAATGTCTGCGGGTTTGTCTTTTGGTGTTTCGCAATACTCGTAATCCGGAAAGTGTTTAGCGAATATCTCCATCGCTCGATGTTCCGCTTTCAGCGATTCGCGTCCTCTCGGCGTGTTTATGTCCATCAATGCGATCCTTCACCAAACGGGGTAGGTCTGCCCACATTTCGCTTGAATCCCTCATTTCCTTGACTTGTTGACGGGTGTAGTCGAGCCACCCCTTCGTCATCGCCAAAGTCGCATAGTGTGAAACATAGGTCTCCAGTAAGACACAATGCTTTGTTGATGATTTCGATGGGAGGTCTGTGTCCATGCTTGACTCGTTCCAGCAATTCGTGTGCTTCAAAATAATTCATCAAAATTCCTCATCGAGCCAATGTTTCACGGGTCGAGTGCTTGGCAGTAAAGCCTTTAGGTCGCGCTTAACGGGCTTGCTTCCCTCCCATTGGTGCTGACTGCACATAGGTTTCCCCATGTCAACCGACCATCTGCGATTGCATCCGGGGACGGAACACATCAAGCGTTGAATTTCGTCAATTGGGTCTTTTTTGGTTTCCGGTTTAGCAAAGCTCATTTTTGGTACTTCCCATCAATAATTTTGGCGAAATTTGTTGCATTGACAATCCACACTAGATCGGGTCGCCATGTCCGATCTTTCGTTTCAAACCCGTTTGCCAGCTTCGTATCGTTGGCAATGTAGGCAAAAAACGAATCCCACCATGCCAGCCCATCGGATTGATTGTCATACCCGTTGGGGCTGAACACTGACGGTTTGGCAGCTTGCAACCACCTTTGCCGTAGGTTGGTCTGCCTAACCCCATCCCACACTCGCGGTTGAGCAAGTTGGGGTAGATGCTTTTTGTAAAGATTCAAAATCTCTTGATGGGGACAAGTCGGCAATCCTGCCGACAAAGAATCTTTAGATTCTTTAATAAGGTTATTGGTTATTGGTTTATGGTTTATGGTTGCTATTGGGGTGGCAATAGGGGGGCTATCAACCTCCCTAATGGGGGGCTTATGCCACCGCATTGCAGCACCTTTTTTTCCGTCCTCAATGAACTTGCGAAATTTGGAAATTTCCTCATCGGCACGGGGATTTATGTAACCTTGCTCGGTGGAAATGAAGAACTCATCCAACACTGTCAAGACCTCTTGTTCATGGTCTCTCATGCCTATTAAACGGGCAATGTCGCGCTGTTTGATGGGTACTTCGTGCAGATAGTAGTGGTCGAGAAGTCGGCGAAAAGCCAAATCTTCGATCAATGACAGATGGTGTGTGTGCGACTTATAGTCGCCAATATGGAATTGGAACGAGTGCATTTTTACCTTTTTCACCACCTTTGAAAGAGAACTGCGGCAGGGGAAGGTGTAACCCTTTTCGATGTGGAGATCAACCCACATCTAGCCGTGTTCCAAATTTCATCTTACATCAATGTTCGAATCCGATGCAACTACTTTTTTTCCAATCCACCACTTCGGTGAGGGTTTGCACCGTTCCTCTAAGAGCATTTCCCTCTGAAAATCCTTAGTGCAGTCCTCACAGATGTGTACGGGTTCAGCTACGATTTTGGCGTAACCAACCCACTCACGGTAGTGCTGTTCATTGGGGAAGCAATGTGGAAACATGATTTATTGTGCTAGATGTTGTATTTTCACACATTAGGGAAAGTCCTAATGCACAGTGCTAGATGTAGTGATACAGTACATTCATTCCCCAGCACAACGCATAGGGTCTTTTAGGAAGCAAATGAAAAATCTAACCTACTCCACCGAAGTCCACAGCATCGACTACGGTTATCTCATGGTCGAGTTTGACTACTTTGAAGCCGATGAGTCTGTCGGTCTCTCCGAAGTCTACGATTGGTTCGCTTACACGGTTGAGGCTTTTGAAGATGAACCCGCCGGAACTGAGGTCACTTATGAACTCACCGCAGCAGATCAAGCACTTATCTATTCACAGATCAAGAAACACCACATCGCCATGATTGAGGACTTCCATGCTTAATAGAACCAAATTCCCCCGCACATTCACCGAAGCATTCCCCAACAGTTTGGAGAACGGTGCTTGCATTGAGATTCATGTCGCCCGTCTGACCATTGCCGACAAGGTAGTGCGTGTGGTGAGCCTCATAGCCCTTATCGTTGTTGCCCTTGATTGTTTTATTTGGAGGCCATGAAAATGAAAATCAAAATCACAGTTTACATTCACCAACAAAAATACGAGTGGGAAGACAAAGAGCAGTATCTTGTTTATTCACACAAGTTTGATGACACCGACTATCGGCAATACATTTGTGAGCAAGAGATTGAGATTGAAGTCCCCGATAACTTTGACCCTCGCGCACAGCAAATAGCCGCTTTGGAAAAAGAAAAACAAAAGGTGATGGCAGACTACCAAAAGACAGTTACAGAAATCAATAATCGTATCAACAACTTGAAAGCAATCACAGCATGAACGCCGATTACCTCATAAATTCTGTTAAACAAACATCAGAGACTTTGTACCGTGAACATGATGCCGATCAAGTTGTTGAGCGACTGCTGTACCGCATTCAGATGCTTGAGAGTCATATTCGTGTGTTGTGTAGCCATATTGAAAACTCACGCGAAGAAATCAAAACCCTCCAAACCGAACTTATTGCAAAGGATTCCAAATGAAAGTTTACAAAGCCATTAACGCTGTTCAATCAGAATTGTCATCCGTAGGCATCACAAAAGACCGCAGGAATATGCAGGGCAGCGGATATAACTTTAGGGGCATTGACGATGTGTATAACGCCATTGCGCCCCTATTGGCAAAGCACAGCCTTTGTATTCTGCCCCGTGTTCTTACCCGCGAGTGTGTTGAGCGAGCAAGCAAGTCGGGTGGCGCATTGTTCTATGTGACTGTTGAAGTTGAGTTTGATTTTGTCTCAGCAGAGGATGGGTCAAAGCACACCGTCAAGACCTTTGGCGAAGCAATGGACAGCGGAGACAAAGCCACCAATAAGGCTATGTCAGCAGCGTACAAGTATGCAGCCTTTCAAGCCTTTAGCATCCCCACAGAGGCCGACAACGATGCCGATGCCCATACCCATTCAGTCGCACCAAAGACCGTCCTTATTGACCCGCTAATCGCTTCCATTGATGCAGCCACCACAGAGGAAGAATTGAAGGCAGCTTACTTTGAGGCCATCAAGGTAGCCGGACATGATGCAGCCGCAAAGAATGCCATCATTGTTGCCAAAGACTTGAAGAAAGCGAGTCTGTAATGGAACAAGGTACACCGGAATGGTTCGCCGCCCGTTTGGGTAAAGTGACGGCCTCTCGCGTCTCAGATGTGATGGCAAAGCTAAAAACGGGGGGTTATGGTGCGTCACGGGACGATTACATGGCCCAACTGATTTGTGAGCGTTTAACGGGTGAAGTAGCTGAGTCGTTTACCAACAGTGCAATGGCATGGGGTACAGAGACCGAGCCAATGGCCCGAGCGCACTACGAGATGGTCAATTCAGTGTTAGTCGATCAAGTGGGGTTTATTGCTCATCCGGACATTGAGAAAGCCGGAGCCTCTCCCGATGGGATTGTGGGTAATGGAATCATTGAGATCAAGTGTCCCAATACTTCCACCCACATCGACACACTGCTAAACAAAAAGGTTCCCGCAAAGTACATCAAGCAAATTCAGTTTCAGCTTAGATGTACGGGTAAAGAATGGTGTGATTTCGTTTCCTTTGACCCGCGATTAAAGGGGTTGGAAATGTTTACCAAACGAGTCGAGCGAGATGAGAAGCTAATCAGCGAAATGGATGCCGAAGTGGTGAAGTTTCTCTCCGACCTTGACGAAAAACTTGAACTTTTAATGAAAGAAAAAAATGGCACTGCTTAAAGAAGTTACCGTAGTTGCGGGTACATATACCAACGCAAAGGGTGAAGAAAAGAAACGATACATCCGCATTGGTTCGGTCATCGACACAAAGAACGGCCCCATGCTCAAACTCGATGTAATGCCGATCTATGCGGGGTGGGACGGTTGGGCATACATGAACGACCCAAAGCCCAAAGAATATAAAGGCTTACCGGCTGATAACGATGAGGACATTGGATTTTGAGTCCGGAAGATGAAGCGTTTGAAGAACTCAGTCGCAGACAAGGCGATTGGGGTCTTCAAGGGTCGCGCAAACACCAAATAATCCGATACGCTGAAAACAATGCGCGAAATGAAGTGATTGAAGAAGTCGCCCAACACATTGAGAAATGCACTCTCGCGTTTGGCAAAGACACGATTCAGTCGTTTACTGTGTACATAAGAGGACTCAAAACAAAATGAAAGCACCACCTCCGAGTAAAGAACTTTGCCTCATGATGGCAAAGATTAACTATCCCCGAGATGCTGCACTTAGTTGGACATGGCTATTTGCATGGGGATTTCATGATATGTATGTTGATGGTTGGTATGAGGATTGGAAACCATGACACAAGACGAAATCGACACTATGTGGCAAAAGGCTATGAAAGAGTCAATCAAAGATGGTGAGATGTTTACCCGCTATCACTTTGCCAAACTGGTAGCACAGCATGAGCGTGAGGAGTGTGCAAATATGGTAGACCACATTCTTAAAGAGGGTGGTAGCACATACGGCGATGCCATTAGAGCAAGGGGACAAGCATGAAAGCAAGACAAGTATTTATCGCCCTAATGACGGGCAAAGGTTATTCAGCAGAAGAACTATATTGGGACGGTAAGAAATTTACTAACTCTGCCATCACGACAAGATGGAATTATTTTTTAGCCGGATGGGAAATGAGGGGGGTCATGTGATCGAGACCGTTCTAATCATCTTTGGTTTGGGATTCGTAGGAATCACACTAGCCATTTCTGTCATCTGTTTTATGGTTTGGCTTGCCCTCAATGAATCCTAAGAGTACCAACAATAGCGGTATGAAGTGCCCCGAGTGCGGAGCAATCTCGTTTGTTCAACACACTAAGACCGTTGAGAATATGCTTGTCAGACGAAGGGAGTGCTTCAACGAACACCGCTTTATCTCGCACGAGACCATCCTTAGAATGGTCAAGCGTTACAAGACAGATAAGGCTTGATTGGTGTGGTTAATTCTGTCCTCAAGCCCTATAGTGCCGCCGTTGATCTTCTTTGTGAGACCCGTCCAATTTGCTTCTTCCGCGAGACGGTTGCAGTCGTGTGTAGACCAAAACCAACCCGCTGTTAAAGCCGCGTATTTGGGTGTGGCGACTAGATCGGGTTCCATTACGAAATCAGCCCCTAA